ACCTTCAATCTTATTAACTGTTGTTTTCCAATCTGAAGTTGCCTGACCATTATTCATAACCGAAAAGTCAGATTCTATTTTTGAATTATCATAACTTACGCTATTCATATAATTATCAAATACTGTTGGATTATTAAAACATAATTTAACAATACTTCCATCATTTAACATAGTAAAGTTAACATCAGAAGAAGATACAACTGATCCTGTATTACTACGATATGCTGGTATGGTTACGGTCTTAGTGTGAATGACAGAATTTGTTAAAATTAATGGATCAATAGTTTTTGTAGCAACAATAGAACAGCAGGCTCCGTTTACTACTCCGGGATTATCTGAACCAATTGTTGGATTTGTCTGTTCGTATATTGAACAATCTCTTGGACCAATAAAAATAGTGGTAACTGTTGAATCATCTAATGGAACGCACTGTATACCACCAGATGAACACGATGGAGGATTATATCCGCCAAGTCCGTCTGGTTGTGCTGGTTGCCAGAAGCCTTCAAGATTGCTACACTCAGATTGAGTATTAACTTTGCAACCCCATACTTCTGGATCTGTTTCTGTTATATAACAGCAAGTTCCCAAAGCAGATGGATATGATCTTGGAATATCAAATTGACAATTTGCTTCTGAACAATCAACACCAGTAGTAAAATAACTTTCTACAATTACAACTTTATTTTCTGGATTTGTCAATAAGTCTTCATTTAATCTATCAATTGTGCAACCTTCAGAAGTCATATCTGATAAGCAACCAATTCTGTAAACAGATTTGGCATCAACACTCATAAAACAACAAGTTCCAGTGCCAATATCGTTAGCAAACTTTTTCTGATATTCAAGTTTTAATCTAGAAAATTCTGTAGGATTGGTTTCTGATAGAAATTTCGCAGTATTTGGAATGTACCTAACAATGATCTGTTCTGGTATAAGTACTTCTGGTTCACGATCAACAATGATTTCAATTAATTGACCAGTATTCGTATCAAATAAGATCACAAGATTCTTATTACTAACCGGTGGGGCCGGATTAGCAATTGTTGGTGCTGGGGTTATATAGATATATTTTCTTATTATGTTTGATTGATCATTCTGAAAAGAGTTTGTATCTCTTACTAGTTTATAATCATTATCTAGTTTCCAAGTTTCTAAAAATACTTTATATATATTAGCATCAGGTATTCCTTGACTATTTGTATATGTTGGTTGTCCAGTAGCAGGGTCGATACCGCCTTCTATATATCCATAGAATAAGACAACAGCATTTTTATATTTTTCATCAAACTGTGGATGACTTTTATTAATATCTACCCATTTTTGATATACTGAGATAAATTCTTTTGCTGGACCATATGAATTTACTGCTATTGGTCTATTCTTTACATTAGCATCATCTAATTCATACAATACATTGCAATGTAAATCACCATTAGGAGGAGGGTTCATTAAACAGCTGGCACATAAACCGGGAGATGTTTTTGAATGCTTGCAAGTGACACTGCTTGAGCTTGTTGTTATTCCTGTATTAGTCAACTCTAAAGAAAGAAATGGACCTTGAAACCATGGCATTTTACCATGTTGAGGACATCCAGTATTTCCTGGCATATCTATACATCTATCTTCATCTGGATATGCTGGCATACTACCAATATTTGTAGGATTAGAACTCAATAGTCTTTTCCATGTTGTTGCATTCCTACCATTTAATAAATAATCTTTACCTTGATAAGTTATTTTTTCAGGCAAAGCAACTGTTGGAACACCAATTTTTAATTTTCCACCATTTAATTCTACATATTGTTTTAACTGTAAATACGCTACTGGATCATCAACTATTTCTGGAAATATTTTGGTAGGATTATTCTCTAACCATGTTTTGATAAAAGGAAGTGTTGGACAATCTCCACATTTTGGAACTTCATCAAATGCCAATAGTCTTATTATAACGTCTCCACTCTCCCATGCTGATAATCTCCAATCGTGATATAGTTGACTATTGCTGTAGTCACCAATATTACCTACTGGGCTAACAGGAGGAGCACCAAGAAATTGAAAGCAATTATACCAAATACACTTGGTAATATAATCTCCAACCATACATTCGCCGTCTACTGGTGGATATCTATTGTCGATTAGTAAAGGATCTAATTGGCCCATGTTATGTTACCCCTATAATTAGTTTTAGAATAATCCGCCAGCGGCTTTGCAGTTATATTCAACTTCAGCTTCTCTCCATGCTTGTAAAAGCTCAGTGATTCCACCACATACACCATATAAATTAGGACCACATCCAGCACCAGGACATCCACAAGCACAAGCTTCTTGAGGATCTCCACCAGTTGATATATATGGTTGTGGCATAGCTTGTAATAACTCTTTAATGTCTTTTGAAACTTCTGGTACATAAACAGTATAAGTTACAGATTGGCCGAACTCATCGACATCTCCGCAACAACACTCTGTTCCATTAACAGAAAGTTTGCTATCAAAACTACCACAACCATTTTTGCAACATTCATTACTAACTGAAAATGTGGTAAGAATAAGTGGTCTTGGTTCTGGAGAAGCATTTACATATGTTGTGAATAACCATTGTTGATTTCCAGTATAACGCATAACAGAACCATCTTTATTACATCTATCCAAACATGGATCACAAAATACTTGAGTATATTTACCGGTAGTTGATTTATTAAGTCCACAGATATCCCAATATGTTATACTGGGATCCCAATAAGGACGTCCTGGTGGACAAATACCAATTCCTCCATTCTCAAAAAAAACAGCATATGTTCCAGGTTCTGAACAACAGGTTATATTAGTTTGCCATGGACATGTGAATCCAAAACTGTTTCCACTAATAGTTATATCTAATGATCCTTCTACGAGAATATTACACATATTTAATGCCTCTTTAGAGATTGATGTATTTTATCATACACCAATTTTTGATAGACATTAATTATTCATTATCGGCTATTGTTGAATTTATCCAGTCGATAAAGAGAGAAATTCTGGTGTGGCCGCTTTCGTCAGTCCATGAAGAATCAGTTTTACCATCTGTGCAAAAAACTAAAGAATTAATACCAGCTAATTTTTTATCAATAAATAATCCACCACCACTATCCCCATGAGATATTAGAAATTCTAAGGCTGAGGCTTGATCATTTTGACTAGTATCACACATTAACAAATGCTTATCAACATCAGATATTCTATTAGTACCACATCTAAGTTTTGAATCATCTGTAAAAGCTCCTCTATTAAAGGATCCTGTTACTCCCCAGCCAATAATATCTGCTATTTTATTTTTTTCATTTTTTGCAGTATGTAACTCTGGATAATTTATCTCTAAAGTATTTTTTTCGGCCAACATACCAAGAGCAATATCATTGTATCCTGGTTTATCTGCATCAAATTTATTTTGTACAAAAATTTTAGACACAATATATTGTTTATTATTAATAATTACAAATGTATCATGATCTTGTTTATTTTCAAATATATGGGCTGCTGTTAATATCCATTTTGGATTGATAATAACACATGATGATGAACTTGTTATTCTATTATTTTTTTTGGTAATTAATTTTAGAACACAATTATATTTTTGTGCATAATCAATATATTGAGAATCTTTATTTGACGGATGAATAGTACCGGCTGTGGATATTGTGCTAATTACGAATAAAAATAGAAAAAAGATAAGCCTATTCATTGTAGCACCTCTAATGGTAGTATATAATATTATACACTAATATTAGACTGTAGATTGAATATTCTACCCTTCTGAGTTCTTATCACATAACCCATTCGTACCATAAATGGCTCAATACTATTTTCGATAGTTTCAATAGCAATGCCTGTCATTGATGAGATACTTTTTAGGCCAATAGGGTTAGTTTTAGCATTAATAAGAACTTGCAAATACATTCTATCATAAATATCAAAACCATATTGGTCAATACCCTGAGCATTAAAGATATCGTCAATATTTGTCTCTTTATCACTTGACAAAATATAGTTTTTATACCATTGCAATCTTGCATTTAATATTCTTGGTGTTCCTTTACTTCTTTTGGCGATTTCCAAAAGACCCTCATCGTCTATGACTATGTTAAGTTTAGCAGAATTCGACCTTGCTAGTTCAGCTAATTCATCGTGATCATAATAGACCAAATGTTCTTTGAGAGTGAACCTGTCGTAAAACGGCTGACTTAAACTACCACCACTAGTGGTTGCTCCAACAAGAGTAAATTGTGGAAGATCAATAGATTCAATCTTAGAATCACTAGAAATATTAAGAACAAAGTCTTCCATAATAGGATATAGAAATTCTTCAACAATTTTAGGCAGCCTATGAATCTCGTCAATAAATAGGATTGATCTTGGAGCAATACCCATTAGGTAAGGAAGCAAACTTTTAATACTCCTTAAATTTGCTGCATTTAATGTATATAAATTAACATTCATCTCATTTGCTATAGCACTAGCAATTGTTGTCTTGCCTAAACCCGGAGGCCCATCAAGTAAAATATGAGGCATCACACCATTAGATATTGCACATCCCTTTGTGCATATTCTAAGTCTAGACACAACACCTTTCTGCCCAATAATATCTTCAAATTTTGACGGTCTAATAATGTTATTCATTTTTTATCCAAAAAAGAGAGTGTTTAACCAATTTAACGTGATCATCAATATTAGGATTCTCAGCCAATGTCTTTTCAATAAGAACATTTGCTTCAGTTTCAGTAAATCCATATTTCTTTAATAGAGATACTGATTCTGATTTTATATCTGTTTCTTTATTTTCGTTTTCAAATGACCCAGGAATTTGCCGATCTAGAGTATTTTCTACTGTATTAGTTTCTACTACTGGAGCAGGAATTACTTTCTCACAATATTCAACATTAAATTTTTGTAGTCTTTTAACTTTGAAAATTTGTCCACATTCACAAACCACTCTGAAGTTTTTGGCAGATGCTTCCTTGAATGATAGCCAATGCTGACAACAACAAGATGGGTTTGGACATAGATATTTCAAATGAATATCATAATCAATCGGTTTCAGGCTTTTCTTTATTTTCATCTTTCACCCAAAATATAAAGTCATTGATTTTATCATCAAATGCCATCTCAATAAATCCTTTGTTCACTAATCCTTGTAGGATATTACTAGTCATTCTGTCGCTTAGACTTTGAATTAGATTTAAAAATATTTCATCATTTAACACATATCTTATCTCGTCAGTCTTTTTATTCTTTTGCTTTTGCATTACTGATTTAACTATCATCAGTGATTCATCATAAGATAATATTAATTCTAATTCTTTTTGATCCTCAGTTGACAAATCAGAGATAGTATCTAATTCATCTTTTTCTGATGGCTTATTTTTATCACCAAAAGAAGTATAGGTTAATGTTCTTACATAATCTGTAAAAATATCTAAATCTTTTATAACGAACCAATTATCATCAGTCATAAAATTTCCTAATTAAGTATTTCGTGCAATCCTTGATAGTATCTAGGCAGACTAACCACATACCCAGCATGACTTTGTAAATGTAACTCATATTCTTTCTGTAATTTATTATAAACAAAATACTTTAACTTCCAAATACCCTCATTGTAACAGTTATTCCCCAAATACAGAGAGGTTTTATCCTCTGCTGTATTGGAGAAGTAACCGTTCACAGGTAACTCAACAGGAGTTACATTTTTTGGTAATAAAGGTAGATCCCATAGTTCTTCACTTAGTTTATTTATTTGTTCTTGATACTTTTTAATCCACTCAGTATCTATTTGAAAATACCAAGTAAACGGATTATATGGTGGGTCTTTGTCTGTCATTTTTAACCCACACAAAACTTATCACTAATCTGGCTTGCTAAGTCTCTAGCAGCACCAGAAAGGAATCGATTGTTGCTGAAATACAACGCTGTAGACGCTTGGTTGAGGTACTCGACCACCGTTTTTAAAAGTTTGGACTGCTCCCCACTCAAAACTAAACCACTGTCACCAGCATGAGAAGGCAATACTGGCGACGGATCACCATAAGCCTTTTCAAACTTGCTGTTGTAAGCCTTTGAAAGATCCTCATTATAACTGTCTGGAGTCTGATTATAAGACGCCCAAGCACTACTCATAGAGTTCTTTTGACCACAACAATCAGAGGTACTATTTGTATAGGTTGCTCTTTGACTATTAAGTTCGTTCAGAATCTTTGCAGCAGCATCAACCGTCACTGGAAGTCCAGTAGCATCAGACTTTTTGTAGGTTTTTCTCCACTGTTCAAACCAAGCATCACTAGTAGCATTAGGAACAATGGTTACTGTTGCTGGTTGACCATTTAATGCAGAGATTAAGTCTTGAACATTAACGCTCTGACCAGTTGAACCATTTAGAATACTGGTAAAGTAAGATGCCTTCTTTTCCCAGCACTTACGCCACCAAGTATAAGGAACTCGGTAAATCTGATTGATCTTGATGGCTCGTGCATCTCCGCCAAAATAATTTACCAGTTTTTTCTGAATACCATTCCATGTGGTTTGATTAATCAGAGTTCGACTTTGATCATCCATAATCCAATAAATCTGATAACCATTACGAGTATCTACTACCCAACTTGGCTTAACAGGAAAATTATTGATCTTGTCAAGAGAGGACTGCTTAAACTTCATAACCTCTTTACTAGGCAGATAGTTTCCAGCATCATCTCGTCCAGCATCAATATCCACAAAGCAACAAGCAATAGTGTTGATAGCATACTGCTTTCGTCCACCGTTAACGTAGAAGTAAGCATCAGAGTTGCTATTCTCGTTAGCATCATGTACCTCGTTTAGATCACTAGTATGCTTCATGCTACTAATCTTTCTGCGAGGATCTCCATTGTAGCAAAAGATATGACCAGTATTTAGATTAAAAGAATCTAGAAACTGCTGCTGTAGTCTACTCCACGAATTAACATGACGCTTTCCAGTATTGCTGTTAGCCTTATCATACGGATTAAAACCAAGTTCCATCTTAAACATATTTCACCGTTACCTGTAATTGTAAACAACCTCAAAATAAGCCGGGATAGTAAACGCTACCATCATGGTCGGCAAAAAGGAATTAGGGGATCGAACCCTAAGAGTTAGCACTAACTAATCCAGTCCCCAGACTATTCCTTCGATTTTAATCAACCAGGATAGGAGTTGTCGAACTCATCATCCTCGTCATCTTCAGCATAAGCCTCTTCGTCATCATCCTCATTCCATCCCCAATCATAATCATTGTCATAATCTTCGTCCTCGTCCTCGTAATCATCCTCACTAAAGACAGATGAATAAAGAGGCTTGAGAAGTTCGCCTTGATACTCTCCGACAACTTCATATCGGCAAGTGCGAAGTTTCTCATAGTTACAATCACTAGGAACACTCACAACATCAGCAGGATTAATCTTAACGATAACAATCTTATCACCACTTTCCAGACTACCATAACCGGCCACATAATTCAATGCACCAGCATGAAGTCCATTTGAACAACCTCTACCACGATCATCGTCAACCTTTGATCGTGTCATTTCACAGATTTGACCAACACGATTATCAAAAACTCCACGATACTTGTCCTTATAATCACTTCTGACTGCCTTATAAGCAAGGAAATAACCATCCTCAGTAATAGGCAGATGTTCATGCTCAAGGAAATCATAGAGTTCCTTTTGACTCTGCATACTAGGATTTTCCATAAGATTATTCAGGAAATTAACAAGAGGCTGAAAAGGCAGACCCTTGCTCATAAACTCCAGAATTCTCTTGCTAATCGACCCATGAACAACCTCACCCTCATAAGTTACCTGACCATTCTTGATCTCAACAAGACCGTCACTAAAAGTAGCAACCGCCTTCTCAATATCAATCATTTCAATCAACTCGTCAGATGTTGCAGTAGGCAATGCCTCCAGAATCATCTTGTAGTTAAGGTGGTCAGGCAGAACTTGAAAACTCTTGTTATTCAGCACAACCGTCAGATTACCATCAACAAACATAAACGGAACACTCATGATACAAACTCCTATTGTTTTTAGTTACCTTGTGAATTACTTGATCAAACTACTTAACTGAATCTTAAACAATTCAACCTTGTCGCTATCCATACTCTCAACCCATATAGTATTATTTCTCTTACCATAATAATGGTCAGCAAATTGAGAGATGGGATTATTCTTGCTGTCCAAATCTCTAAGACTGCCGTTATTCTGGTTGCTTCCCATAATATACTTCAACATCGGGTTCTTGTCAACCTCGACTTTAAGAATTTTCTTCAAGTCTGCCGCTTTAGTCAACTTATACTTGATTGCTTTAGTCTCAGACTTAAACAATTTAGTATATCCATCAATATCGTCAGAATGGTCAAACATCTGATGTTGAATATTTATTAGAGTGTTATACTGCACATTTTTCTTCTTGAGTTCTTTACTATCAAGATTATCAATATCTCGATCCTTGAGCAAAGAGTTAATATGATCAAAATATTCAGTCTGAGAGAATCTTTTCAGATCAAAAGTTGCTCTGTGCATAGTATCAGCAAAGAATTCCATTACAAGAAAACTATCAATAATATTGGATAGTTCAGTATTCTTGATATATTTCTTATATTCAAGACCAAAAATACTCAACATATGACAAGAGAACTGGCTAACCAATGTTCCATGATTGTAATAATAATTATCGTTATCACCATCCTTACTGATAAATTCTTTTTTGTAGAATTCAACAATAGAGTTGTACTCATTGGTATTGTCAAAATAATTCTTAATCTTTGTTGAGAGAATCTTCTTGAACCAAGTGTTAAAGTCAACAAGATTGTGTCCTTCACTGGTCATTTTTGCTACAAAATTGCTCTTGATAGCATAAACCTTCACATCTCCAAATAGTCCCTTGATATTCTCATTATCAAATAGCGATACAAT